ACGCGGCTCCAGTATCACACCACATTACCACAGAGTCTTTCCATACGTCGCGAACATGCCACAGCATGGCTGTCGAATCAATACCACCTGAAATCTGAATAGCGTTCATACAAACACAGTCGCTGCAGCCCCAGCCAGTGAACCCAGACCTTGCCACAACCCAGATTGGGACTGAGCGTCGGCTTTGGCCATATCTGTCGCATACTGCCCTTGCCCCTGAGCAGCTGCCAACGCCTGTAGTGGCTGTGCAGCCTGTGCGTTCTGAAACGACGGCATCTGAGGTGTAGATACTTGCTGACCAGTCAACAGCGCATTCATCTCATTGAGAGACATGCCGCGAGACATAGCCTGTTCAGCAATAGCCTGTTGCCTAAGTTTGTTCTGATAGTCAGCCATCTGCGTTGTCTGACCGAAATTCTGGGCGTTCGCTCCAAGCTCCTGACCAAACGCCTGTTGTTGCTGGCCAAGCATCATTTGCTGCATGCGCGCCTGCTCTTGGCCGCCAAGATTCATGGCATTATAGCGCTCACCAGCCTGGTTCTCATGGAGACGCTGGAGTTCTGCGTTGTAAGCCTCACTACCAGGAGTAAGCCCCTGATTTGCGAGCATAGTGCGCGTCTGCGCTTCTTGTTGTTGATGCTGAGGAGCCATTCTTTCAAAGAGACCTTGCTCTATTCTTTGACGCTCACCAGCAAAGGCAGGTTCATTCGTGCCTTGAGTGTACGTCCCAGTCATCTGCCCTTGTGGATTACCGGCAGCGCTTGGAAGGTTCGTCCAATCGAAGGGCTGCGCATATTCATCAGCCACGCGCCCCATGAAACCGCCAGCGAGCTGTGATCGCCCAGACTGAAGCGCGAGCTGCTCGTCGAGAGCACCCTGCAGCTGTGGGTTTAGCTGTTCTTGCTGCTGGAAACGCGTGATTGGCTGACCAGTCGACGGATCAGTGGCAGCAGTAGCGTTCCATGTGCTAGAACCCCACGGAGTATATTGGTCAGGACGATTGGCCCAGGTTTGCTGGGTAGCAATCTCCTTAGACGATGCAGCCTGCTGTTGTGCCGCCCCTGCGTAATCAGGCGCAGGCGGCGAGCTGCCCTTTGACATGATACATCTCCTTTGTCAACCACCGACACTGGGATTTATGCATACCCATAATCACTAGGTCTGTTTTATCGTCCCAGCCGTATCTGATGCGGGTCAATACCTCGAAACCCACATGTCTATTGAACTTAAGCGCCCTTTCATTATTACCAGGAACAGGTCCAAATAACTGGACCATATTGCAAGTAATGAAAGGATACTCAAATGCTGCACGTATGAACTTACGACTAACCCAGTTACCATTACCTACTGCATGAACAGAGCATGTACGTCCGTTAAATCCAGTGTAAGCCATTGCTCCTAATAACTGATTATCAGCTCCAACTCTGCCTAAAAATTTCAGATCCTTTGATGGAGTTATATCAATGCCTCTTGACTTAAAAAGATCAAGAAACAAGTTGTAATCAGCAATCGATCTGGCCGTTACGACCATTAGTCACCACTACCTGAATCCGTGTTATCGTTGAACGCTCCTTGACCCAGAAGTATCTGATACTGATCCTCAGTTCCACCCTGAGCTAGGTAAGCTTGTTTCTCGGCAGCCTGGGCTTGTTGATACGGGGTTTGTGGAACCTGTGCAGCAAGAGCCGCCGCAGCAGCTGCTTCTTGCTGCTTTTGCAGAATAGCTGCCTGCCTTTGCTGTTCCTGCAGACCAAATTGCTGGTTGCGAGTATCCATCTGCCCTTGATACCACGGCTGACCGCCAGCTGGTTGAGGGCTTCTTAGCATGTTCGCCATAGATCCTTGTGCCTGCAAAGGACTTGTGCCTTGGCGTAACCACGGCATTAAACCAGTACTGCCAGGAGCAGGGCCAGCAAAACTTGGAGCCGCCGGTGCTTTGTATCCAGGTCCCATTACATTATCCCGCCAGGTTCGTAAACATATTTCCACGCAGTAAACACAGTGCGCGGAGCCGCTTGGAGTGACATTCTAAGCGATGCGTATGATCCAAGCCCAACAACTCCCACCCACGCCATATACGTGCCTGTTTCAGCCTGCCAAGTAGCCTGATCCCACAATGCCTGATCCCACAAAGAATCAGTAGGTAGTATGTACGATGGTGACCCAGCAACAGCCTCAATCGTCCACTCAGTAAGTATCTTTAACTTTACTGATGGAATGCCAGAGGACAGGAATATCGGTTGAACCAGCAAAGGACGCTTCAGCGAAGCCCTGTCATCTGCTGGTGCAACAAATGCTGTCTGTAAATCTCCAATAACCGCACGACCAGGCGTTCCGTCAGTTAGCCTATCGTCGGTAGTTCCGTCAAAGGCGCGTATCACGGTGCCTACGGCTGTACCATGATAAAGCCACCCTTCATGTTCTTCGGCACACGTCATTCCCATCCCTACGTGCCTACTCCACGCTAATGGGAGTGGAGAGAAACAGTACTGATAGCCAGTCTTAATCTCGCTATGGGGCGTGGTAACAATAGCACATTCCTCTGACGGAAGCCAGATGAACTGCCAGAAGTTCCTATTACGTGTAGCACGGACATCTCTGCCAATGACCTCATTGAATCTACGCGCAGAATCCTGTTGCTGTGTTTCTGGATCGATCTCCCCACGCCCCTGAAAGACACGGGACATGTAGTCGACGCCCTGCTCACTTATGAAGGCAAGATCACCACCATACTTTGACATGAAGCGACGACCGCTTGGTGGTCTGCCACCATACCACTTACCCACAATTCTGAACGTCGCAGCAGATGTCGGATCAGTGCCTTCGTAGATAAGTATATCACCACCGGCACTGTAGATTACCAGCTTATCATCAACGCCTGTACCCGAGTCGAGAGTCCACGTGGCCATCGCTTTAAGATCACCACCATGCACGAACAATGGGCCAAAGTCAAAGTTGCTCGCAGCACCCGTAATTGCATTTGTGTTAAGAAACCAGGCGTCTGTTGTATTGTTCTGAATGAACCATAGGCGATTCTTCCAGGACATTACAAAGTCGAAATTTGGTGCTGCCGCTGCTGCCGCTGCTGGTGTGATTGATGGAGTACGGTTGATCCAGCCACCAGTATGGTCATAAGTCCAATAGCCACCGCCAGCGGAACATATACACAAGAAGTTCGTGGCCAGCGTGGCGAAGTTCGTCCAACTAAACTCACCAGGTTCTTGTTGTCCTGGAATAGCGACAGCTACTGGAGGAAAGAACGCCTCATTTTGCTGGTTAGTAACATCATAAATGTTACCATTCGCGCACGCAGCGAACAACTTGGGCAGGAATGTTGATAACGCCCCTCTCGGAGGCAGATACGACATCAGTGATATCACTGGAGAGCCTAAATTGCTGACCCATCGACTCGAACCAGGCCGCAATTCAGGACCATATCTCCGTGAAAAGAAGTTGTCAAGAACAACTGCAGCTCGTGGATCTTGGTGTGTAAGCGGGTTCGCCAGATCCAACCCCACAGTAGGGGCAGGAACTATATCGAACTTATGCGCCTTTGATTGAGCCGCAACTCTTTTACGACTCACCGGCTTAAGGTCTACGAGGGGCATTATCCGTACCCAGTATCCGGCGTATTAACCAGAGGGTTAATGAGAGGCAGACCAAAACTTGTGTTCAATGACAGTATCGGCGCTCCTTTATCGGCACCTGCCCTTGACAGATACACTGACATGAAGTCTCTCATCGCGGCCGAAGAATCGAACCCCTTCCACTCGAGGTATTTAGCTCTTGCAAATAACATTATCATGAATCCGTCTAATTTAAAGTTGTCACCATTCTTATCGGCGACGTTCTTTATTAGGGTCGGATCGTCCTGATCAATGACCTGAGCCCGCGAGATATACATGAACTCAAAGTCGATCGGAGCAGAGAATGGCGGATTAAGAACAACCAGCTTATCGCCCCTAATCTGCCAGAATAATGTTAGTTGAGGCGTGTAACTCCTGACAGTGTATTGCATCCACGCCTGATTGCTAATCGGACCCATCGCAGGGAGCATGGTCTGACCGCCCCACTGTGATTGGTCAATGAAGCGATAAAAGTCAAGCGGCAGACTGAATGGTTTTTCCTTCTGACCAGCAAAGTCTGCTATAATCGGAATAGAGGCTCGGATCGTAAGATCCTGCCACTCGTGGAGAGTAAGCAAGTCACCAAGAGCTGTATTAACGGCAGCACCCATCTGTTGAATCGCTGGGTCAGTTGAACCAGCAGAATCAATGGCAGGTGGATGACCAACAAGCTTACAGATGTTCTGTATGCTGCTGCCGTAATTAAGCTCTGTGATCAGTACAGGCATTACGCAGCCTTTTTCACAGACTCCTGGAGCTGCTTGATGATCTTGGCTTGATCATCCATGGCAAGCCTGATTGAAGCAAGCTCCGCATCACGAACTTCAAGCTCTTCTTGGAGCTTACGCATAGGCGCTTCTTCCTTGGTGATAGCCAAGAAAGCTTGAGCCTTACGCTTCAAGTCAAGCGAGCCAGGAATCTTCATGGCAATGTCATCACGCAGATCTGCGAGATGGTCTACTGTACGAACGCCAAAGTAGCGATACTCTTCGATCTGAGCAAGCGTCAGTTTACCCCAGACTTCCAGAGGCGTGCCCTCAGCCTCGATGTTAGTCTGAGTCAGTTTCCAGTGTTCATACTGCTTCGCAAATCTGAGAGCGTCACCACCTCCAGGTTTAACTGGACGAACAACCATGGTATGCTTATCTCCAGGAACGCTGATCTGGATATAATCACACTCTACGAAGATAGGCCTGCCCTCTTCAGTAGACTTTGCAGGATCCTGTCTTGCTTTACGAAAGAAACGCACGGCAAGTTTCTCGTCGCCTTGACGTGGCTTGATGAAATCTTCGTAGTTAAACTCTGCTGTCTGCATATCGTGCTCCTAGCCTTAGTCAGACTGTTAGTATCGGCGAACTGCTTTCGCCAGCTTTTGTTGCTTGGCCATATCGGCCTTCATGAAATCCTGCCCAACTTGCTTACTCGGGCCGCCGCCCCCGGGTTTCTTCCACCCGTGAGCAACGGCCCTCATAAGTCTTGTCTGCGCCGGAGACTTACTCGGCATATCAGTAGCCTGGTGTAGGTTTCGGGCGCTTACCTCT